GTTTTGTGGCCAAAAGTGACGGAAAGTGACACCGAACAGCTGTACCCCTCTCGGAGGCTTCGTCACGCAGAGTGACGGGATTCCTGTGGGAAACCTGTGGACAACTCGGGCCCGGCGGCCTTCGAGCCTGTGGACAACTCGATCGGCCAGACCGGGTCAGAGAACAGGACCACCAAAGGGTGTGTCGGGCGTCACACGGCCTCCCAGCAGGGAGAATACCGCATGTGTCAAACGTCACACGGGATTTTGTCCGGTTTCACTAACCTCGCGATTAAGATCGCCGTTGCACTTGAGGAACGAGGTGTGCAGCGATAAGCGATCTTAACCGCTCGCTAAGTGAAACATATTTCACCACTAAATACGTTTTGTACACTCCGTAAGAGCTACACACGCCAGCAAGCTGGCAGTGTAGCTCTTCTATTAAGATCGCGAAGTGTGCTTTGTACTGTTTTTTCTGCTGGCGGTCACTTTATATATTTGGGGGCGGCAGCCTGTAGGTTGGGGTCATGGCTAAGAATTGGTTGGATCAGCGTGCGAGGCTCAAGGAGGCTCTGGAGGCCCTGGATGACCGTATGGCCGATCCTGAGGTGGCGGCGACCGAGTTGGCTGCTGTGGCCCGTGAGCGGCGCATAACGCTGAATGAGCTGGTCCTGTTGGGTGAGGCTGAGGCTGAGGTGTCGAACCTGGATGAGATTCAGGCGCGCCGGGCGAAGCGGTTGGCCGGTTCGTGATTCTTGAGCCCCCTTGGCCTGCGCCGTATCTGTTGAGTCTCCCGCCGGGCGTTGAGTCGTTTGCTGCGGGCGAGGAGGCGTGCGATTTCGCAGAGTCTTCGCTGGGTATCGTTTTGGATGACTGGCAGCGTTGGGTGTTGCTGAATTGTCTGGCTGAGAAGGTGGTTGACGGCCATTGGCGGTATGCGAGCTTCGAAAATGTGTTAATTACTCCTCGACAGAACGGCAAAAACTTCGTTTTAGAGGTGCTTGAGTTGGCTTGCCTGTTCCTTTTTGGCGATAAGACGATTGTGCATTCGGCCCACAAGTTCGATACGAGTGTGGAGCACTTCAATCGCATCAAGGAGCTGATGCAGGGCTCTGACGAGCTTTCTCGGCTTCTGTTGCCGAATGACCGTAGTTTTGTGACGTCGAACGGTAAGGAGCATATACGGTTGAAGACGGGGCAGAGGCTGCTGTTTAAGGCCCGTTATCGTGGAAGTTCTCGAGGTTTTACGGGTGATAAGGTGGTGATGGACGAGGCGTTTGACCTTGATCCGTCTGCTATGGGTTCGGTGATTCCGACGTTGTCGACGCGTCCTGGTGCCCAGGTGTATTACACGTCTTCGGCGGCGCATGAGTCGTCGCAGGTGTTGCATGCTGTGCGTGCGAGGGCTGAGGGTGACGACGGCCAGGACCGGTTGTTTTATGCTGAGTATGGTAATGGTCCCGAGGTGTTGGAGTTGGACCCTGTGCGGGACGAGGGGGCGTTTATGGCGGCGATCGAGAACGCTAACCCTGCTGTCGCTGCCGGTCGTATTTCGCGTGAGTACATTTTGCAGGAGATCCGCACGTTCTCTGGTTCTGAGGAGCTTGTGCGGGAGCATCAGCGTGAGCGTTTGGGTGTGTTAACGATGCCGCCGTCGAAGCGTGATGGTGAGATTTCGTTTGATCGTTGGTTGGCGTTGGAGGCTATTCAGCCTGGCGAGATCGTGGAGGGGCTCTCCATTGCTTTGGAGGTGACTGAGGATCGTGGTTGGGCGGCGTTCGGTGTCGCTGGTCGTGTCGATGGTGGTGTCGTTCAGTTGGAGGTTGCTGCTTCGCAGGCTGTGGCCGATGTGGATGATGAGGGGAACCCTGGCTGGGTTGTGCCGTTCGCTCAGAGGCTCTGGGACGCCCATAGGGTGCCGATTAGGGTCGAGAAGGGTTCGCCTGCCGGGGCGTACATTTCGAGGCTCCTGGCGGCCGGTGTCGAGGTTCATGTGATGTCGACGCAGGATCATGCTCATGCGTTTGGTCAGCTGTTGGATGCTGTGGCTTTGGGTGATGTGCAGCATTTGGGTGATGAGAAGCTGAACGGTCAGGTCAGTGTCGGTGAGCGCCGTATGGTTGGTGATGCTGCGTTGTGGTCGCGTCGGCGTGCGAAGAACATTTCGGCGTTGGTGGCTGTTACGTTGGCGTTGTCTGGTGTGCCCGAGTGGCAGCCGAAGAAGAAAAAGAAGATTGGTGTATTTGTCGGATGATGAAGGTTGGAATGTGGGTGGCATGTTGGTAGTGAGGATTCTTGTAGCTTTGTTGGGAGTGGTACTTATTGCGGTAGGCTTCTTTCTATGGAGCGCGCCTGCGGGGTTTATTGTTTCCGGCGTGTTGTCGCTTCTTGTGACATACGTTTGGCAGTACATGGCAGTGGGGATGACAGATGAAGTTTCTTGATCGGTTGCGTCCGAATTCTGCTGAGGGGCGTGCCGGGGGTTATAATTCGGTTGCCTACGGTGGTCATACCTACAGTCTGGATTTGATGCAGGGGTCGACGCCGGATAAGGCTGACGGTACGTTCACTGAGCTGGTCGATAAGATTCATGCTCGTTCGGGGATTATTCCTGCTGCGGTTGCTGCTCGGGCTATGTTGGCTTCGCAGGTTCGTTTCCGGCATGAGGAGTGGTCGACTCCGGTGACTGCGGCGCGTCCTGTTGAGCGGAATACGATGGGTTTGCGGGCGTTGAATAGTATTGGTCGTTCTCATCTGTTGATGCAGATGGAGCAGGACGTCAGTTATGCCGGTAATGCTTTTGTTGTTCGGGGTGCCGGTGGCGAGCTTGTCCGTTTGGACCCGTCGAAGGTCACGTTCGCTTTGGGGTCTGATGCTTTCCCTGGCTGGGATGGTGATGTTGAGAAGCTGATGCCGCATGACTTTAAGACGTTGGGGATTTTGTATAACCCGAATGTCGATCGTTTGCAGGAGAAGGAAGGTCTTCAGGTGTTTCTGCCTGGGGAGTATGTCCATTTTATGCCTGAGCCTGATCCTGCTGCGCCTTGGAAGGGCGGGTCGTGGGTTGCTTCGTTGACTGCTGAGGCTGCGTTGGAGGGTCAGATCGCTGCCCATCAGCAGAAGTTCTTTGAGCGTGGCACTGTGCCGTCTCTGGTGTTCTTGTCTGAGGGTTTGGAGGACGAGGAGTTGTCGGCTGCCGGTAAGCGTGTTACGGAGGCTTATGGTGGCACTCAGAACGCTTATCGTAATATGTTCTTGTCGAACGTTACGGATGTTCGGGATGTGTCTACGGACTTCTCGAAGATTGGGTTTGACAAGCTTCATGGTTCGATTGAGATTGCTGTGTCGATGCGTTCGAGGGTGCCTGCTGCGATTCTTGGGACTCGGGATTCTTTGGCTGGTTCGTCGTTGAATGCTGGCAACTTCAATTCGGCTCGTCGTCTGTTTTCGGATGGTTTCTTCACGCCGTATTGTTGGTCGTTGTGTGAGGCGTTCGAGGTGTTCGCTCCGCCTGCTGACCGGAAGATGGTGTTGGCTCCCGATTTGTCTGGTGTCATGTTTTTGCAGGAGGACGCTCTGGATCAGGCCCAGATTTTGCAGACGCAGATGGCGACTATTCGGTCTGCTGTGGATTCTGGTTTTGATCCTGAGGACACTGTTGATCGTGTGGTGAAGGGCGATTTGACGGGTCTGGTTCATACTGGTCGGGCGTCTGTCCAGCTCCAGCCTATGGATCTCAATGATCCTAATGGTGATGGTACTGACGATAGTGGTGATGATGTAAACGATTCTGATGACGATACACTTGAGGGTGAGGAAGATGATGTTTAAGGCTCCGAAATATGCCGAGCGGTCTGTGTCTTTTGAGACACGCGATTCTGGCGACGACGGGTTTACTCTTGAGGGGTATGCGGCTGTCTTTAACCAGGCGACTCGTATCGATTCACATGAGGGCCGTTTTGATGAAGTGATTGATCGCGGTGCGTTCAACAAGACTTTGTCGGAGCGCACTCCGGTGTTGCAGTTCGATCACGGCCGTGATCCTGCTACTGGGTCGGTGCCGATTGGATCGATTCAGGATATTCGTTCGGACGACCATGGTTTGTTTGTGAGTGCCCGTCTGCATGATAATGCTCGGGTGGAGCCGATCCGTCAGGCTATTGCTTCTGGTGCCGTGGATGGTATGTCTTTCCGGTTTCAGGTCATTCGTGACGATTTCGACGAGTCGCGTGAGGTTCCCATGCGTACTTTGCGTGAGGTGTCGTTACTTGAGTGTGGGCCTGTTGTTTTCCCGGCATACGCCGGAGCGAGTGTGGGCGTGCGTAGCATTTTGGCTACGTTGCCCGAGGATGAGCGTGCTGCGCTTATCGAAGAGATCCGTCAGGCAATCCTGCTTGATGTCACTGATGTCGACGCCGCCGTTCTTGGCACCTCGACTGAGGAATCAGACGCCGTCCGTTCGGACACCTCTGAGTATGCAAAGAAGGAGAAGCGAGAGGCGCTTCTCCGTTCATTCACTCTTGAAAGGTGATTTAAATGGATATGCAAGCAATTCAGGCCAAGCTGGCCGACGAGGTCCGTTACGTCGAAGACGTGATGGCCGCGATCAACGAGCGTTCCGCAGAAGACGGTTCGCTTTCCGCTGAGGACCAGGCGTCGTTCGACGCTGGTGTCGCTTTCCGCGAAGAGGGTCGTGCCAAGCTGGCCGATCTCGAAGCACGGGCCAAGGTTCTTGAGACTCGCACCGCTCCGGTGTCGGCTCCGGCGCAGATCAACAAGCCTACTGATCGTGACGTGTACAGTGTTGCGGATCTTCGCTATGGCGCTCCTGCCGGTGAAGTTCGCGACCGTGGTGCCCGTGCGATTGATGCTACTCGCGGTCTGAGCGACGCTCAGAAGGAGCAGGCCGACAAGGTCATGCGTTCCGCTGATGGCGACACCAATGGTGCTGTTGCACGTCACATCGTTGCGACCGGCAACCCTGAGTATCGTTCGGCGTTCGTCAAGGCTCTTGGCGGATACAGCGATATGTGGTCCGACTCGGAACGTCAGGCTGTTCAGGCTGTGCGTGCCGCTTCGCTGACTAACGCTGCTGGTGGTTTCGCTGTCCCGTTCACGCTGGACACGACGATCATTGACACTGGTTCGCATACGACCAACCCGTTCCGTCAGATCAGCCGTGTCGTGCAGACCACGACCGATAGCTGGAATGGTGTTACGTCGGCTGGCGTGACTGCGAGCTGGGACGGCGAAGCTGCTGAGGTTTCGGACGATGCTCCGACTCTCGGTCAGCCCACGATCCCTGTGTTCAAGGGTGCTGCGTTCGTTCCGTTCTCAATCGAGATCGGGCAGGACTGGGCAGGTATGGAATCTGACGTGCGTGGCATGATTATGCGTGCGAAGGATGACCTTGAGGGTGCTGCGTTTGTGTCGGGTAACGGCACGACGGCTCCGCAGGGTGTTGTCACTGCTCTGGACGGCACTGCTTCGGAGATTGGTCCGGCTACGGCTGAGACTTTCGCTGCGGCAGACGTGTATGCGCTTGAGTCGGCTCTTGAGGCCCGTTACGGAGCTAACGCTGCGTTCGTTGCCAACAAGATCTGGTACAACGCTATCCGTCAGTTTGACACTGCTGGTGGTTCCGCTCTGTGGGAGCACATCGGTGGCGGCCGTCCTGGTCAGCTCCTGGGCTACAACGCTTACGAGTCGTCCGACATGGATGGTGTCCTGCCGGACGCTGCTGCGACTGCCGATAACTTCGGTCTGTTGCTCGGTGACTTCAGCAACTACGTCATTGTCGACCGTGTCGGCATGAGCGTTGAGTTGATCCCGCACCTGTTCGCTACTGCGAACAACCGGCCTTCGGGTCAGCGGGGCTTCTACGCTCACTGGCGTACCGGTGCCGAGGTGGTTAACACCAACGGCATCAAGGTGCTGTCGATCCCGACAACTGCCTGATTAATTGATGGTCGGGCCGTCAGGGAGCTCCCTGGCGGCCCGGTTATCGCTTTGAGTGAAAGGTTTTTGTTATGCGGGTTAAGACTTCGTTTTTCTTTAGTGGCCGGTTGTATCCGGTCGGGTTCGAGGTGGCGTCGGACGATCCCGCTGTTGCTGGTCGCGAGCATCTGTTCGTGGCTGTTGATCGTGTTGTGCCGGTGGAGGCTGCTACGGCGGTTCCTGGTGAGAAGCGTTCGGTGGCGAAGAAGGCTGTTGCGAAGAAGGCTGCTGCGAAGAAGGCGTCTACGGATGTCTGAGTTGCGGACGCGCCTGCTGCGGCTTGATAGGCTGTAAGTATGTTTAAGGACGTTGCTAAGTCTCGCCATTTGGTCGGAGTGGACGCTAATTTGGTGTACACGGGTTCTGACGAGGATGGTGAGCCCGCAGATGTGGGGACCGTCACGGTCGTTGTTACAAACTCGTATGGCACGGCGGTCACATCCGGTGCTGTAGCGGAGTCGGGTGACAGCAACGAGGTCAGGACGACTACTATTGCTGCGGCCAACAATCTGTCTGTGGACCGGTTGACGGCCGTCTGGACGGGCGCTGACGGGATTCTCGCTACTACCCAGCACGACATGGTCGGCGGGTACTACGCCACTGTGGCTGATATCCGCGAGGACACTGTCTTGGGGTCGGCGGTGAAGCATCCTGCTGCCGCTCTGATTAAGGACCGTACCGAGGTCGAGTCGATGCTGGACGATGCCTGTCGGCGTGCGTTCGTGCCACGGTTCTACAGTGAGGTGCTGTCTGGTAGTGGGGATGAGACCTTGCAGTTGTTCCAGGCCGATTTGCGTGAGGTCGTGTGGGCGCAGTATTGGACGGGGGCTGCTTGGGCAGACTTGACGTTGGACGTCGCTCAGATCCCTGCCGATCCGTTCGGTATGGCTGTGGCTCG